TAGCAGCCTTCATTGTTATAGCCTTGCTGTGTATAGCTATAAATTCGATTAAGCGCTTTATAGACTTTGCCCTCATGCTTGCATACATCATCAGTCAAAACAATATAGCCACCGCCTTCATTCGGCATCTGCGCTATGGCTTCTGCTTTGCTGTGCTGTGCATAAATCACACCGAAAAATAGTAGTAAAAATGCTGCAATTTTTATATCCATTTTATTTCCCTCACTTGTTTAGGTTCTACAATCTTAAAGGATCTTTGTAGAGAAGTGTAGAGATTAGTCTTAGTAGTAACCCTTAGTAACGCAGCGCATTAGTACCATATATGTTACTTAAAGCCTGCTTATGTACTAAATGAGATACAAATTGTCTTAAAAAGATATACAAATATCGGACAACCTCTCTTATAAAAAGCTGCTTAACTGCATGAATTATCAATAAAAAACCATGCAAACATAGGACATCAGATAAAAAAGTTTCCTGATCGGGTTATTTGTAAGAAATTGTGTAGGAAATTACACAAATATTCCTGATCGGGGCATTTTGTAAGATTTGGTAATGCACTTGCATTGTGTATAAGAATTGGATTTTTTTATATATGTTCTAGCAATGTATATATTTTATATACACAGGTATCAAATTAAAGACTTCTTTAATACCTACAGGAATAAATTAGATCGGGCTAATTTCTTTTGTAAGATGGCTTTTTTTCTGCAAGAGTAAGAGCAGTAACCTCTTTTTCTGGAGTGTATGAAGTCTAGCAATGCAAAGACTAATCCGCATTGGCAAGTTAGCTGTTTTACTAAGACTTTCATTAGTAGATTATATAACTACTGTAGTAGTTTAAGTATTGTAGTTAATACTTCCTTTGAGGATGAGCAAACCTAGCCTAACCTAAGTTTGCCTTCATAAGAGCTTCCTTCTCGGAATCGCCTTAACCCGCCAGTCTTTCAAGGAATCGGCACTAGCTTCGCCACCGATTTTGCGCTGTTACATCCTTTCAACCCCTAGTAGCGCTTGTAACTTAATCGCTAGTGGTTTTCATGTCCCCGATTAAGTCCTAGCAGAAATAGAAAAAGCCCTTGAGAGCTATCTCTAAGTTGAATCCATTTAATAAAAGACCCACCAGCCTTTACTAAATGCTCAGAAATAGCCCTGAAGGGCTTTAGGTGAGTGTAAAAACAGGCAGGATTCAATCTGCTGTAGAAAGTATATCAAAATTCAAATTCTTTGTAGGCATATCTGCCATTTTTTTCTTTAAACCAGCCAATTACCACCACTCGCCACCCAGATTGCAGGATTTCAGGCAGAAACTCGGACTCCTCTATCTTGTGGATTCGAGCGCTCATATTGCTTTTGCTGGTAATTTGTACCCCAATAGTCTGCCCATTGCCTATAGCTAGTACATCAAAGATCCCAAATAGATCCTTTTTGCGCTTAGTAAAGGCATTGTAGGATTCCACAGTTTCGGCTAGGTATCCTCTTTCATGCAGTAATGCCTTAGTGCGCTGTGTAAGGCTACTCAAAGTCCGCCTGAGTAAGTTTGCCTTCTGAAGCAGCAATGATCGCGCTATGGTGCTTTTTAGGCACTTTACCGCCCCTCATGCCCCAAGCATAGACAGATACATACTTGCAGCCGATCTTTTCCGCAAAGCCCTTGATAGTGCCAAAAGCGCTTAAACACTTGCTAAATTGAGTTTCCATTACTTCTCCTTTTGTAAACTTCTACTATTCTACATTATTTGTAGTGTTTTCATATGGTTAGCCATATTAGGGTTTTCCTTAGAAAGATTTTCTACATTTCTCTACATTTATGGTAAAGTATCTACATCGACACAAGAAAGGAAACAAAATGAAAGTAACAGCAACCTTCTCAAACGGCACAACAATTAGCCGTAACACTAGCAAGCCACTAGCCTATGCTTATCGCTCAGTAAATATTTATCAAGAGTTCACAGGCTTTGCAACAACAGCAGAATTGGCTCGCAAAGCTGCTACACAAACAGGCAGCAAAAATAAAGTACACACAGTTGAAGTAGTAGCAGTAAATAACTAAAACCAGCCCCAAAAGGGGTTATCACAAAAGGAAACAATTATGAAAACTTGCACAGAATTAGGTTTAACTTTTGATTATGCTTTAGTAGAAAAATTTGCAGTATTGCTACAAGAAGGCTATCGCAAAGAAGCAGTTATAGAAAAAATGAATCTTCCTAAAGATTTATTTGATGCAGTAGTTCAGGCTTATTTTGCTGAAGATGGCGCTGGTATTTAATTAACAATAAGGAAACAATTATGAAAACCTACAAATTCAAAGAAGCGCTAAAAGAATTAACCAATGGCGGATTTATCAAAGAGCCATCGAACTGCTTTTCTAAGCATGGCACTATCTACAATAAATTTGGAGTCTGTATCGGATGGATTACTACAGATTGCTATTTTGAAATTACCGAAATCCTTGGCTTTGCAAATAATATGGGATTACTTAAATCAGGCAAAAGAGATGAGTTTGCAGGAGTTTATGAAGCATGGGGCTTTCTTACAATCAATGGCGATTTCAAGTATGTAGATGAAAGGAAAGCAGCATGAAAGACTTTATCAATGGCATCATCCTAGGCTTAATTGCCTTTGCCCTTCCTACCATAGTCTATGCCTTTAGAGTAGGTGCGCTATGAAGCCAATCAAATCTATCTTTTGGCATATCTTACAAAAAGAAATACAAGCGAGAAAGGCAATGAAAAAAAATGGATAAGTTTGATAAATGGCTAATGGCAGGCGCAGAAGATGGCGCGGAGTCGCAAGATCGCATCGATGAAGAAATTACTCGCCTAATGCACTCGGAATATGATCCAGATAACTTTGATAACTTTGTAGAAGCTATTGGAGAAGATTGCTTAGTGCAGCACAAAGATACTATAGAAGAAGCGCTAAGAAACAATGATAAGGCGCTGCTTGGCTTAGTAGTAAGCTGCGCTGTTTATGAATACTGGGAAAAGAAAGCTACAGAAGATGCGCAAGATCAAGAAAGCCAAGGGTTACTATGACTAATCAATTTCTAGAATTAGCAAAAGTAGATGTATCTGATCGAGTAAAGAAGAAGCAGTCATTTACTTATCTGAGCTGGAGCTATGCAGTCCATGAGCTGCTCAGTAGAGATCCGCAAGCTACATGGGAATACAGAGATCCTATGGTATTTGCAGATGGCTCGATGATGGTCTTTTGCTCGGTTACTGCCTTTGGAAAGACTATGACTGCCCAGATGCCTGTACTCAATCTAAACAAGGCGATTACTAACCCCAGCTCTATGCAAGTCAATACTGCAATGATGCGAGCGCTGACTAAGGCGATTGCCCTGCATGGCTTGGCTCTCTACATCTATCAGAATGAAGATCTACCGCTAGAGGATGAAGATGATCTAGCAGAGTCTTTAAAAGAATATATATCAAAGATAGATACCAGCAAATCGGCTACAGAGCTGCGAGCTGTATTTGCGGAAGGCTATGCTCTGCTTAAGAAGCACAAGAGCCTAGCGCATGATTTAAAGACTTCTTATGACAATAAAAAAGGAGAGTTTGATGCTAAGAAAGTTTTGTAGTAATTGCCGAGTAGAAAGGGATTCGGCAAGTTTTATAGTGGTGAAGGTAAAAGGTACTAACAGGGCTAAATGCGGAGTTTGCATAGCTAAATCTAAACAATTAAGGAATAAAAATGACTAATGATTTTGTGTACACAAAAGCAGGCACAGATATAACTATTCGCTGGAAGAAGCTCTATGGCTATATCCCAGCATCGGAGCAAGCCCATATCAAAAAGAAGTGGGCGGATATAAAAGAAATTTGTAGCAAAGGAGTTGAAGATCTACAAATAAAGGAAGCCCCTAAAGCTGCGCAAATTTTTAAGTTGAAATCAAAATGATTCAAAATAAACTTTGCTTAGAAGCATTTAGGAAGCTAAATAAATCTGTGTATCATCCTGAAGAATTCTTTGCTCTAGGATGGCAAGCAGCAGTAGAAGCCATGAGCGCTGAATTTCAAAGAAGGTATATCGAAGAAGGTAAAGAGCCTGATTTGATACAAATTAATCAATATGAACCAATGCCAGAGGATGATAAAGAATGAGAGAAGAAGATTATGCAGAGCTGTATTTAGATGCAAAGCTCGCAATTAACAATGTTTATAAGCTGTGCCTTACTGGGCATTATGAAGATGCTATGAAGGCTGCCGAAGCTGCGAGTAGCATCGCTATACAGATGCGAGATCTCATAGAACTTAAATACAAAAAATAGGAGCTAAAAATTACTACTTTCACTACAGAAGATAGGATTGCAGCAACTCAGATAGAGCAGGGTACTGAGGAATGGCATCAGCTCAGGCTTGGCTGTGTTACTGGCTCTAGAGTTGCAGATGTATTAGCTAAGATTAAATCAGGCGAATCAGCCAGCAGATCGGACTATAGAACCGATCTAGTAGTAGAAAGGCTGACTGGCAAACCTACTGATTTCTTTACTAACTCAGCTATGCAATGGGGTACA